TTGTCCTGGTACCCTAGCATTCTGCTCTTTATTTGTGCTTCTTTTAGTCTTTTATAATAGACTTCTTCACTTTCGCTTATATCTATTTTTATTCCATTTACCCATCTTTCCCCTTTATCTAGTTTTTGAATCCATAGTTTTTCGCGTTCTTCTTCTGTGTATATCTTATTTCTGTAATATATTGGTAGATTCAATTTTATTCCTTGTCTCGTTTTATATGTCTCGTTTGTTTTATCCCCTTTGTATTTGTTGTTATTACTATCCATTCTATTTATGTAGTTACTTCCGATTCCTGGACTGCATAATGTTATGCTATTATAGTTAGGGTGTTGCTTGTCTGTCTTACTTACATATTTAACTATGTAATTTATTGTTTTTTCGTTTGTGTACTCTCCAATCCATACTTTACCGTACTTCCATATTTTTTCTATTTCTTCTGTTGTTTTGTCTGTAAATAGTATTCCGTGTACGTGTATTCTTTCTGTTTTCTTTTGTCCTAATTCTGTTACTAACCAATGTTTAACACTCTTTTTATTTTCTTTTCTCCATCTTTCCAGGAATCTTCTTACTGCTTTTTTTACTACTGCATTGTCTAACTCATATCCTTGTAGTTTATTTTTCGTTTTGACCTTTTCTTTATTATAGTAGTTTCTTTGTTTTCCGTTGCTTAGTGTTATTGTTTTTCTTATTCCTGTAATTATTTCCTGTTCATCATAGTCCGTCTCTAGTTTTGCTAATTCTTCATCATTAAAGCTTAATGTTACGAATTGTCCTCTTTTATCGTGCCTTATTTCTTCTTGTAGTCTTACTTGCCATTGTCTTTTTTTCTGTTTTTTACACTCCATACATTTTCCACACCCCACTGGCACATATCTCGTTCTTTCATCTTTTATTTGTGGTATTTTCCCTTTATTTTTTTTGGTTTTGGTGTATTTTCTATTCAGTATTATTGTTGGATATAGGCACATTTTTTTTTTGTTTTAGGGGCAAATTCACGTTAGTGATCATGCCCCGTTAAACTTAATTTTTCCCTAGTCCTCTAATGACTGTTGGTGCTTTACTTAGTAAGTCTGTCATGACTTTTTGTGGTAATAATTTTATTATTTTTTCTACTGCTGTTAGTCCTCCTAAGGTCCATATTATTGTTCCTTGTTCTACTCCCGTTTGTTCTGATAGGTATTGAATTGTTTTTGCTATTATACCGTCGTTTCTGTTAAGTCCTGTCTCTTTCATCCATTGTAAATCTTTTTCAGATATCTCTGTATTCGCTATTGCTTGTCCAGTTTGTGCATCTTGTAGTCCTTCCGTTACCTTCATTAATTGTCTTTTGCTTGCTTCTGTTAAGCCTTGTTCTGTGTTCAGTTTTGCTTTGCTTATACTTTCTTGTACTTGTTGTACTAGTGCTTTTGCTTGTTGATTATTTAATTTAGTCTTACTTCCACTTTCTTCTGCTTTATATCCTCCTATCGCTTCTGCTTCTGCTTCGTTTTTGTTTGCCTGGCTTTTCGCTAATTCTATTTGTGCTTTGCTCATTGCTACATTTAATGCGCTTTGTATGTCCATTGGTTGTGGGCTTGGTGCATTTCCTCCTTGCGCACTTCCTCCGCCTTGACTTCCTGTTGTTCCTCCCGCTCCTGCGCTTCCGTATATTAAACCAGGATTTAATCCCGCTTCTTTTAACATTTCTACTTGTGCTGGGTAGTTTGTTTTTTTCCACATGTCGTATTGTAAGTCTGCTCCATGTTGGTTAAGTTTCATTTGGTTTCTGCTTTGGATTCCCATTAGTGTTTCCTGGTTTTCCATTGCTCTTCTTTCTCGTCGGTTTTGTCCTATCATTCCTATGAGTCCGGTTCCTAATCCTATTGCTGTTTGTGTCCAATCCATTTGATTTGTGTTTGTTGGTGTTCCTGTTGTACTATATCCGCTTGGCATTTTTTTCGTGCTTTTTTGTAAAAAGCGTGTATTTACGTCTTGATATATATAAATACACGCGTACTACTCTGTTATTACTCTGTTTTACCTTGTATTGACTTATCTCCGATATTATCCTCTTTTTCGTCTGCTTTTAGTTTTACGACTTTTCCCTTACCTTCTCTTTTTGCTAACTTACTTTTACTTACTGTGTCCATTGCATCACATGCTACTTCAAATCTGTCTGTTCGTATGTTATATGCTTCTACTACTCCGTCTCTTCGTTCCGTAAATATTTCACTTGCTCCGTCTGTTATCGGTTCGTTATTATCTAATAGTCTCGCCACTTTTTGTTCTATTCTTTCTCCTTCCACTGTTTCAATTCTTGTTAGTTGGCTTCTTGTTCCTTTTTTTGCTTTGCTATATGCTTTTATTTTGCTCATTGTTTTTTATTTTAAGGGGCAAATTCACGTTAGTGATCATGCCCCTGTTATTATTATAAATTTGGAATAATTTTCGCGCTCATTTTTCTTCTCGCAGTTATTCTCTTCGAGATTTGTACCCAAAAATTTTGTGCATCTAATTGCGTTTGTGCAAATATCTGATTGAATTTTGTTGGGTCTATGTACGTTGTTAAATCCTCAATAGCTCCTGTGCTATTATTTTTCGTATATCTTCTGTTTAATGTCATGAACATTTCTGATTCTTCTGCGAAGTTTCCATACGTTCTATTCACCGCTGTCATGTAGTTTATCCATGCTGGTTGTTTTCCTGCGCTTGAGAATGTACTTGTTCCGTTGCTTGCGTTTTGACTTGTGTCTGTCCAACTCATTTGGTCTGTAATTAAGTCCTGGTAACCTATTCCGTCTAAGCTTGGCTTGTGAAAATCTTCCATTGTTTCCAGGTTTACGTCCCATTTATTCCCTTGTGAATAGTCTACTCTTGGCGTTAAGCTTACGATTCCCATTATATATGATGGTTCATCTACCTTAATTACCATTTTTCCGCCTTTGTTCTTTCCTGTTAGTTTTCCTCGTCCTGCTAGACTTCCTAACGGTTGGTCTGTTGTTTCTGCATTACTTACTACTTCCTGGAACGCTAGTTCTTTTATTAGGCTTCCATGATATACTGGACTTTCTACGCTTTTACTTCTTTCATGTGTGTACACTGCATCTAACCAGTCATCATAACTTCCCCCACTTATCGCAACTCTGTTTAACATTTCATATACTTTCTGCGCTAGGTTTAAACTGTCTATTGTGAAACTATCGCCTGTTGTGTCTACTCTTGTTACTTCGTTGATTCCGTTTGTTCCGTCTATCCACTCTGTCTCTATCCAGTTGTTAAATAAATCACTTTGATAGGTTTTTAGTCCCAGTCCTTCCTGTGTATATTGGCATGAATATGTTTTGTTTTCATTGGTTCCGAAGCTTTCCATCGGGAAGCTATACGGTGTTACGTTACTGTCGCTCACTGTGAATACTCCACTTGCAAAAGGATATTGTAATATATCTTCTCGCATTTTGTCTATGTTTTCTAATGGAAATTCTGCTAGTGATATTTGTGCTCCTGTTCCTCCTTCTGTTTTTACTGGATTGTCTGTTACTACCCATGTAGTACTTCCGCTATCGTCTCTACATTCTGTACAGTTGAATCTTGATAAGTTTGGTTCCCATACTACACTGTCCCATAATTCTGTCGGATTGTATGTCGTCCCCCCTACTACTACGTCGATGTCTGTTACGTCTGGTTCGTTTGTTCCGTCTGGAAAGTTTATCCTTAATACTGTGTCAACGTCTGCCGTATATCCTGCTTGTCCAATTCCTAGTATATCTCCTACTACTTCATTTGTATTTAATAGTATTGCGCTATCCATGTCCGTTTCTCCGCTTGTGTCTGTGTGTATCGCGAATCCTCTTTCTTCTTGTTTGTTTGCATAATAGTTTTTGTATATGTCCCAGTATGCTAAGTATGGTACTGCGTTGAAGTATCTTTTGGCTGGGTTTGTTGACCCTGTTATTCTTCCTAGTCCGCTAATTCCTAAATATTTGAATATGCACGAACTATTGATTTGTTCGTTGTCCTCGAATGTTTGCACATAGTCTGCATGATTATTCGTTAGTACTTTTAATCTTGGTAGAAATACTTCACCCATTTTCATTCCTATTCCTAGCTTGTTCATGTGTAGTCCTGCATTATACAGTCTTATTGGTATTTGGAATACGTCTAATTGTACTTTATAGCTTCCGAATAATGGTCCAATCGTTGGCAATGTCATTACATTACAATCCAGGTCTATGTCCCAACTGTCTCCTGGTAGTGCTAATTCGCTCATAAATGGCACTAGTGTCCCGCTACTCATCGAGCTTCTCCAGGTACTACTTAAGTCGTGTGTACTTCTACTAAATGTTTTTAAATTTACGTTTTCTTTGTTTCCGCTTCCTAGTCGGTTTCCTCCTATTGCTACTTTCATTTGTTATCTGTTTTTAGTTTTTCGTTTAATATCATTACTATTTGAATAATTCTATTCCATGTTATTGCCTTGCACTCTTTTTCTGCTTCTTCCTGGCTTTCGTACTTTTCTGTTATTCTATATTCGCCCAGTGTCGCAAAGTGTTCTTTTTCGTTTAAGCTTATTACTACGAAAGGCGTATCTTTTACTTCTGTTCGCTTTATTAGTTCTTCAGTTTCTGTACTCATAATAGTTTTAATTGATTTGTTTTACATTTTATTTTTTGTACTATTTCCCCTGTTTCTTTGTCTGCGTATAGGGTTTCATACCATTGAGAGTTGATTTCTCGTCTTACTTTTATTCTGACGTTTCCGCAGTGTTTACATGTTCCGTTTTTATCCCATTGATGTGTTTTTCTTATTAGTTGTTTGAATTGTTTTAACATAATTTTTTTTTTTAAATATACATAAAAATTGGTAAACAGTTTGTTTCACCTTTTTTTGCCCCAGTTTTTTAACTTAGCGAAGCGTTCCATTTTTTTTAAATTCCTTCTTTCGTTCTCGTATTTTATTTTATTCCAGTTTTTT